CGAGTACCTCGAGTCGACGTTGCGGCCGCTGAAGTCGGACGAATCGATCCACGTTCGCTTTCTGTACAACGAGCGCACTTTCCGGTTTGTGCTGCTCAACGCCGGCCAGCCCTGGTGGAAGTCTGCACTGACGCCCAAGCACAGCTCCAACACGCTGAGCCCGTTTGTGACGCTTGCTCCGAGGGCGTAATCCCCCGATCGGTAGCGTCGGAACCAATCGCACTTCTGTGTTAGGAGACAAATCGTGAACGAGAAAGTGAAAGCACTGGTTCTCCGGGCTCCACGCTCGCACGAGGGTGAGTTGCCCGTGAAGGTCGGGCCCGGCGACGAAATCGCCCTGAGTCCCGAGCAGTTCGTCCGTTGGGAGCGGCGAGGCGTGGTGGGGCCACCTGGTTCCTCCGCGCAGCCGCCAGAAGGTCGTGAACCGCCGAATGACGAACTACTGGCGGCTGGCGTGCAACCCAAGCACGCGGCTCTTCTGAAGGCTGGCGGTGTGGTGACGGTCGAGGATGCCTTGACGCATCCAAACCTGGCCGACCTGGCAGGGATCGGCGATAAGACTCGCGACGAGATCCTGGCCACGCTTAAGGGCGAGTGATCATCACCACTTGCTGAACTCCGCGATAGGGTACCAACGAATCCGTTTCTGAGAGGAGACTTCGACAATGGCAAGTTCGGTTTCAACCGAGAAGTTCCGGTCGCGCAACAAGGTCGAGATGTTCGACCACGACCCCGACGCGACCGCGGCAACGGTCTGCACCGGCGGCGGCTGGAAGGACCTGCGAGACTACTTCGGATTCTTCGTTGCCGCGATGGCCAGCGCGTTGACCGGGAGCGGGCTCACAAAGGTGGAGATCGTGGCATCGGACTCCTCGGACGGCTCCACGAACGTGACCGTCGTGAAGGACTCGGGCACGATCGCGGCCGATGCAGTGGGCGACCAAGCCACGCTGGAGTGCACGGCGGAGGAACTCGCCCAGCTCAGCTCCGACAATTCGATCTCGCCGGGCCTGCGATACGTGGCGGCTCGCTTGACGATGCAGAACGCGGCGGACGAGGCGGTTGTGACCTACATTCGCCATTCGCCGAGGTTCCCCCAAACCGGATTGACGCCGGCAACCACGATTGCCTGAGCGTCGCAGGAGAGGTCCATGCGTTGGAAACTGGTGACGGGGCCGGCCACGGAGCCGGTGCCTCCTGAGGAAGCCGAGGCGCATTGTCGAGCCCAGGGGCTTGGCGATCTCGCCTACATCAGCGGCCTCGTCACCAAGGCGAGGAGGGTCCTGGAATGGGAAACAGGCCGCCAGCTGATCACAGCCACGTGGGGAGCGTGCCTGGACGAGTTCCCCGGGGAGATCGAGATCCTCGAAAAGTGGCCGGTGCAAAAGATCAATTCGATCGTCTACACCGACGTTGATGGTAACCAGCAGACGCTGTCGGCGAGCAACTACCAAGTCGACCTGGAGAGCCAGAATTCCCCGTGCCGGATCAAGCCTGCTTATGGGACGTCTTGGCCGTCGACCAGGCCGGATACCTACAACGCCGCAGTCGTCAACCTGGACGCGGGATACGGAGATGGTCGAGAGAATGTGCCTGAAGAGGCAAAACACGTGATCTTGCTGATGGTGTCCGAGATGTACTCGGTGCGAGAGCCGGTCAGCGATCGACGGATTTCAAAGGTTCCGGCCAGAACGATCGATTCGCTGCTGGCCATGCTCGATCGAGGAATTTACGGATGAGCGACAAAGTGGAAACAGTCAAGGTCGCCATGGTTGCCGATGCGCGTCCGCGAGGAGCCGCGATGTTGAAGGCGGGAAGCGAGTACACGCTTCCGAAGGCGATGGCCGATCGACTGGCGCAGATCGGGAAGGCAACGATTGTTGCCGACAAGAAGCAGAGCCGCAAGAGGGAAAAGGCCAAAGACGTTGCCGAGGAGGCGGAGACTCCGCCAACCCCGACACCGGAAGAACGGCAGTAGCCGCACATGTTTGCATCGCAACTCACCTCGACGGTCGACATCCAAGAGCCGACCGTGACGAACACGGATGGCTCGACCACCGAGGCCTGGTCGACGATCGCCCGTGGTGTGCCGGCTGCCGTGGTGGCTCGGGAGTCGATGACGGTGAAGCAAGCGGCCGGAGTGCAGGCGCAGACGTCGCACCTGGTGTCGATGCGGTACCGGGCAGATGTAACGAGCAAATGCCGACTGAAACTCGGTACGAGGTATCTGAATATCCTGGGGCCGCCGCGTCGGTCTCCCGAGGCCCGACCGGTCGCGATCGTGATGGAATGCGTGGAGGTGGAGTGATGGAATTGATCGGCGACGTCGCCTTGATTGCGAAGTTTAAGGCACTGCCCGCGAAGCTCCAGAAGAAGCACGGCCGGCGGGCGATCGCCAAAGCTGCTCGCGTCCTCGTGAAAGCGGCCAAGGCGAAATGTCCGAAGAAGACCGGGCAGCTCAAAAAGTCGCTCGGCTTCCGGCCGCGGACGTACAAGACGGGCCTGGTTGCGATCGTCGGACCGCGAACGGGATTTAAAACTGTCGTCAACGGACGGCCACACGATCCGGCGAATATTGCCCACCTGGTCGAGTTGGGGCACGCCGGGCCCCACGCGGCCGAGGCACATCCGTTCCTTCGCCCTGCGATGGACGAAACGGCCTCGGGCAACGTCGCACTGATTGCCGCCGAACTGACCAAGGGGTTGGCCGAAGAGGCAGCCAAAAACTGACATGTCGCTCAAAGCCGCACTGCACCAATACCTCGCGTCGAAGACGTCGGTCACCAGTCTGGTACCGGCGGCCTCGATCGTGCGCGGCAAGCGGCCGGCGGGAACTGCTCTGCCATGTGTGGCCTACACGCGGGTGAGCGACACGGACGAGGATCACCAAGGCGGCGCCGGCGGATTGGCCATGGCTCGCATTCAGCTCGACATCTGGGGCACAACGGACCCCCAGGTGGATGCGATCCGATCGGCTCTGCGGAATGTGTTCCATGGCCTGCAACACACGACGATCGGCACCGGTGGCGATGCCACGGCCGTCCAAAGCGGCGTGATCGAAAACTCGACAGATGCGATCGAATGGCCAGAAGACGGCGCCGACCCGGCCCGGTTCTCCTGCTCTCTCGATTGGATCTGCTGGTACGCTTCGACAATTCCAACCCTCACATAGGAGCTCGACTGATGGCAAACGAACCAATCCTCTCTGCCGGAATTTCCGTCGCGTTTACCGGAGACGACTCCGGATCGCTGACAGCTCAGTTGTTGGACATTACGAAGGACGCGGAAAAGACGGACGAGCTCGAGATCACCCACCAGGGGATCTCGGCTCTGACTAAGCTGTTCATGCCCGGTTTCACCGATCTACAGTCAATCTCGCTCTTGCTGCACTTCCATTCGGACAATACTCGGCCGGCCAACGGCGAGTCGGGAACGTTCGTGCTCACACTGACGAACGCGGGAATCACACTCAACACGCTCACTCTGACGGGCTTTTTTTCCGAGCTGAACGACATGGACGCCAAACTAGGGCAGAAGGTCTCGGAAAACGCGAAGTTTAAAATCAACACGGCGGCCTGGTCGACGGTGGTATAGTCCATCGCGCGGGGGAGCGGTTGACCTGACACTGCGATTTGCCGGAGTACCGATCATGGAAAGACCTCTAAACACCGAGTGTGTTCCCCAGGCCCAGTGCGACAAGAGACACTCGGACACGAAATGGGTCCTGGTGTTTTTAGGAACGTTCTTCCTCGCCATGCTCGGGGTCTCCGGGGCTGCCATGAATGCCGCCGCCAACGCGACGGCCAAGAGCGAGGCCAACGAAGCGAGAATCGATAGCCTCGAAAGACACATCAAGGATCGGCTCGACGACATTTGGAGCCGCATCCGAGAGTACTGATTCGTAAGATCACGAGAGGACACGAGAATGTCATCGATACAAAGTGAGCGGCCAGAAGACACGGCCGCGGCTCGCGAGCAAGGTCTGTCTGCCGAGGACTTCGAACCGAAGACCGAGGTGCATGCGCCGGCCAGGCGGTGTCTCACAGCCGACGAGATTCTCTCGGCCGAGGACTCCAACCATCTGGACAACTGGGTTCCTACGCCAGAATGGGGTGGGCCTGGCTCTGGTGTGTATGTGCTGACTCCGACGGGCGAAGATCGCGAACAGTTCGAGAAGGCGCAGAAGGTCCGGCGCGTACGGAAAGGCCGCAAGGTAGAAGAACGTCGCGAGATGAACTTCGACGAATTGCACGAGCGATTGATGGTCGAATTCGCGTGCGACAAAAAGGGCCGACGAATCTTCGAGTGCGGCGGATCGAAAGAACGTCGCAAAGAAGTCGTGTGCAAGCTGAAAAAGAAGGCAGCCGCTCCGATTGGCAGGATTTCCGCAATGGCCGGCCAGTTGATGGGGTGGACTGACCAGGATTGGGCCGACTTGGTGGGAAACTCCGAGACCGACCCGAGCTGAGGACGTGGGCACGGCTTGCTCTGGCGTGCGGCGAGCCGAGCTTGCGACGGTTGCAGAGGTCGGTCACATCCAGAGAGTTTTCCTTTTGGCGTGCGTTTGAAGAAGTCGAGGGCCCGATCGGCTACGGCCCGCTAGTGAAGCTGGCGGCCTGGCTTGGCTGGACTCAATGCGACGGACGGAAGATCGAGCCGGCCGGCGTGTTGGAGCTCATGGAGGGGTTTTTGGCCGATCCGCTCGAAGCAGGCGGAGACGACGACGGAGATGACGGCGAGCCCCTGACGGACGAAGAGAGCATCGAACAACGAAGGCGGATGTTGGAGACGAAACTGATGCAGATTTTTAAGCATCCGGAGCTGAAGGCAAAGGAGGACTCTGACTGATGGTGATCGGAAAACTCAGCGTGTTGCTCGGACTTCAATCGGCCCAATTCGATCGGGGCACGGCCGGCGCTGTCACACGCGTTCAAACGCTCGAAAGCAAAATCAAGACGACTGCCAGCGTTCTTCCCACGCTACAAAACGCCTTGAAGGCGACGGCGGTCGCAGTTGCAGCTCTGGGGGCGGCGGCGATCGCGGCGGCCGTGACCGGCTTTAAGATCCTCCACGCGGAAATGAAGCGTATCGACGCCGCGGGAAAAATCGCGACAAAGCTGGGTATCGCGACGCGCATGTTTGGCGGCCTGGCTCACGCCGCAGACCTTTCCGGCATTGCGGCCGAGAACCTCGATACCTCGCTGGTCAAAATGTCTCGCGGCTTGGCGACGGCGGCAACCAGCGGGGGGCCGATCGATGATGTATTGCGAGAATTGCAGCTTGACTCGAAAGCCCTTGCGGCAATGACTCCCGATGCCGCGCTGTATCGGATGGCCGACTCGCTCCAAGCGGTCGAGAATCCGATGGATCGCACACGCATCGCGACGCAACTCTTTGGCCGCGCGGGTGCGGACATGCTGTTGATGTTGGCCGGAGGCTCGAAGGGCCTCGCTGAAATGCAGGCCGATGCCGAGCAACTCGGATTGACTTTCAACGATCTGGAGTTCCGTCGAGTCGAGCAGGCAAACGATGCGATCCGGCGACTCGAGCAGGCCATGGGTGCGTTGAAACGGCAAGCGGCGATAGGTCTGGCTCCGCTGTTTACGGTTGTTGCGGAGACGATCACAACAGGGATGGTCGACGCCACCGCGGCGGTCAACGATCACACCTCGGCACTGGCGCAGGCCGGCAAGACGTACGGCATTCTGGCTGAATCCGTGTTCTTCCTGGCCGATCAGATCACGAACGCCGAACGCGGAATAACCATGTTCAATCTGAAGGTCATGGACACCATGGCGGGAGCGCTTGAGGGCGCAAAGGCTGTGGCCACCATGCTCGGTCAGAAAGACAAGGCGGAAGAGCTGGGGGCGGCGATCGACAGCCTTAAGGGGAGCATGGCACGGCTGGCGATCCCACTTGCGATCGACATAGCCACAAACCCGTCTCTCGGCGAAAAGATGCGACGCCGGTACCAGGAAATCCTTGACGAGGTTTCCAAGGCAACCGACAAACCGACCGGCGCCGGCCTGGTCGATCTGGAAGAAATCAGCAAGATGGAGAAGCTGCAGCGCAAGGGCGAGGCCCTCACGGCCGCACTTCGCACGCCGTCGGAAGTCCTCACGGACCGCATCCGCGACGCAAACAACATGCTCGACTTGGGAGCTATTGGCTGGCAGACGTACACTCGCGAGATTGCCGCGGCCCGTTCCGAATACGAGAAGGCCATGAGCACATTCAGCGGCGGGCCCGAGCTGGTCGAGAAGGGAAGCCAAGCGGCCTTTGCGGATGCCGATCGATGGCAGGCGATGCAGGATCGGATGAAACAGCCGATGCCCGGTGCCGACCTGGTCCGTCAGAATTCCCCGGCCATGGTCGAGGCCCTGGAGAAACTTCGCGAGATCAACGCGGCAAGACCGTTGCCGGATCCGTTCGAGCTGCCCGGCCTCGATATGCCGCGGCCGAAGATCACCATCACGAAGCCTACGCTGCCGACCAACATGGACTTGGGGACGGCTTCGCTGCTACC